TTTGTGACTTATCTTGTCCAATTCATACACTCTGGTTAGTGCTTTGCTCCCAGATGTGAAGCAATTTACTTGAAATGATGGCATTGTTGCGCATTCATCTCCTTCGAGGTCACCTCTCGTAATTGGATTACCAAGCATATAAAGCTGTGCATATGCTTTTTTACCGGAAGCATTTGTTTCACTGCCATCCATGGAATAATTGTCTGCGCCAGTAATCTTAGAAACAGCCGCTCCCCATCTTGAAAAAACTTCTAATACAGGAGATTCTATTGTGTCTGGCATATCTGTCACCTCACAATAAAAAAATGCACTCACCTTTATAGTGAACGCATTGCATTTTATACTACAATTTAACACTGTAATGATAACATAATTGTTTAGTATCATTCAGTATATTATGGTATCTTCTTTAGGAAGAGAATACCTCTTTGGCAATTTTGCGGATATTCTGAATGATTTCCACGCTTGCCTTATACATTGGCATTGTAGCTTCTGTACCGTAAGAGCGAACCCATTCGCCAGAATCAGAAACATATACCCAGGAATCGTTTTTTCCTTTTCCTTGTCCGTAAGAACCGATTGTATAACCAAATTCTTCTCCTTTTGGATGCGGACTAGAACCTGCTGCGCCATTGTAGTGAATACCTGCGCCGAATTCAATGAATAAAATACTTTTGCCTTCGCATATTAAATGGGCTTCTGCATAATCACCAAAACTGTTAATTTTGATATAAGTATTGTGGTTTTTATCAGAATCGCCTTGTACTGCCAAAATATTTTGGTCAATAACTGGAATCCCTAATTCACATAACTTTTTTATGAAGATTTCGTTTTTGTTCCTTAAAGATTTTTGATAATTTTTTATTTCATCAATAGCTTTTTGGATTGATTTCTGCGATAAGGTACACTTTATCGTCTTACCCATCTTCATTTCCTCTCTTAGAAATTCCGTATCTGGCAATATTGCCTTTTTGTGTGTCTAAAATCTTCTTTAGCGTGTAATCTGGCAATACTGTAGGATCTCCATTTTCGTACAAAATAAGGCTTCCATCCTCGCTTATTTGTGGGATTCTGTCTATCCAAAATATGTCCGCTTCCTGTGGGTGGAAATTTCGGTTAAAGCTTGTAATGTACCTGTCGTAATCTGGCACTATTCCGGCTGCAATTTCTTCTGGCGTTCCGGCTGTGGATGATACGGAAAAAGAGAATATAACTGGCTTCTCATAAACTTTAATACGGTCTAATCCTTCTGTTTTTTCAGTAATTCGTGACCAATATACTTTTTGCTTTTGGCGAACTAATCCTCTCATGCAATCATCCTTTCTGCTCCAACAGGAGCTACATATGTAAATTTGTTTCCCAAAATATCTCTGGCCGTGCCAATCACGAAATGGCTGTAGTCTGCCAGAATATTGCATACAAATTCCTCTGCGTCCACCCAATATCGTTTCTCAATCATACGGTGAAGCTCTGGCAGTAGACCATAGCTGAACATCACGCAATGCCCTAATTCGTGGATAAATACACGGTTCAGAAGTTCTCCATGCAAGTTGCTTGCAATTGAAATTGTCATTGTAGAGTAATCAGATACAGCAAGTGTCCTTTGCCCTGTACGGTCAATCAAAACATTATCATTGGGAGAAACAAAGCGCACTCTCCATAAGTCCCCATTCATATAGAATTGTTTCAGCATGGTTTCTCACCATCCTTTCTACGAAAAAAGCCCCTGCCGCATTAATTTGCGACAAGGACTTAATTCATTTATTGCTCTAGTTCATCTGCTGTACAAGTCTGGTCAGGTCAGTTTTCATTGACTGTCTGAGCGTTGCATCTGCATCAGACCACATTTCCGTGAGATTACGGATAATATCAGATGTGTACTCCTTCATGGAATCATCCATTTTTCTTTTGGATTCCGTGTCTTTGGAATCATGATAATGCCTACGATTCTCATCGTATCTATCATAGGATTCGCCATATCTGGACTTCTTCCAATTCATATTCATACCATCATTTTCCATATCACTACGATCTGGATGATATCCCATGCGGTACATATTACGTTCAAACTCTGGATTGTTTAAATACTCGTCCATCCAGTCATCGTCTTCCATGTACAGATATGGCCTATAACCTTTTCTGGTTCCCCTACCTTTTGGAGCGAAACGCCCATTTGAATAGCGGTAACGGTCATATCCCATGCGTCCAAGATACTTTTCTTCCTGTTCGCATTCATCCATAGCTTCCACAATGCGATAATCTTTATCAGCGCAAATCGCACATTTTACTGCTTCCATGCAGTCTTTCAGATCGTCCCAATCTTGAGCACTGAGATTATCAAAGCCATGTGTTTTGGCTTTTTCCATAGCCCATTTTCCCATTTCCATTGCAACTTTATGCATTACAGTGCCCCCTTTCTAACAGCCTGCGTAACAGGTGCTTCTGTCGTTGGGGCTGTACCATTGATTGCAGTCAGATTGTTATTCGGACTACATGCCGGATTTCCTAACATTTTGAACGCTCCACCAGTAGCACTTGTTGCAACTCTGGTTGCATATTTTGTTCTGGTTCTTACGCCACAAGCTGTTACCTGTGCGCAACAACGATTCTCCAATGGATATAAAGTTGTTCCTGTTCCTATCTGAATCATCACTGGGGCGGTAATTGTGGTTGTATTCGGAATAGACTGTGCTAAAACAATGCAGTATTTTTCTCCATTATTGTAGCTTCCTTCCGGGATAGTAACCACAAGATTTCCACCTGTGAATGCAATCGCAGTAGACATCACAAGGTGATTGCAAAGCTTACAAACATTCTTACATGCCATATCTTTTACCTCTCAATCAATAAGAGGTGAGCCGAAACCCACCTCTTAGAATTTAGTCAACCTCTAAGGGTGAGTTACTTAGCAACAACCATTACCATATGTGCTACATCCTGCGTACGCATATGGAGCCGGAACCTGGAATGCAGGAATCGGAGCCGGATTGATTGCATTGATTAACTGCTGTGTCTGAGAAGCCATTGCAGTTGTGAGCAATGCAGACTGGCGATCCTGGGATGCAGCACGCTTCAGATCAGAATTCTCTGCCTGTAATGTTGCAATCTTATCCTGAGTTAAAAAGTCTAACAGCGCACGAGTGTTGCTGTTCTGATTTTCCAGAATGTCTCTGGTGTTGTTGTTCATTGTGTTCTGCAATGCACAAGTGTTGGTAGCCAGATTGTAATTTACGCCCTGGATAGCTTCTCTGGTCTCGCAGCAACAGTTCTGGAGCTGTGCCTGTAATGCATTGGTATTCTGCATACCGGCTACAGTATCAGCATTGATTGCCTGCTGAATTCCGTTGAATCCTTGAAGCATTCCAACATTCACGCCGTTGAAACCGCTCTGCATGGTATTGTTAAGCGCATATGTGCTATCGCAAATACCCTGCTGAATACCTCTAATACCATTCTGAATATCATTCAGAGCAAAGCCCTCATTGATATCTGCTCTGGTAGCCCATCCTTGGAAACCTGCACCATTTGTACCGTTTCCACCATTGCCGCCCCAGCCGCCAAAGCCGCCGAAACCGCCCCAGCCAAAGATTGCGAAAATAAGGACAAGCCAAATAAGGGAAAAACCATCGCCGCCCCACATGTCGTTTGCACGGTTATTAGAGCCTGTAGCGGCTGCAATGTCGCTAAGACTATAATTTGAACCATTCATCATGTTTTTAGTCTCCTTAAATTTTATTTACAATAGGAGACATCCGCGGCTGTCATCCCAAATTGTAGCGATTCTAAATCACCCAATTATGGGGAAGTTATTTCATCCCTAAAAATTTTTCTAAAATTCCTTCGGGAGAAAAATTCTTTTCTTTAAATATATTTTGCTGGACTTGGTGTAGTTGTTCTGTATCACCATGTTTGTATAAATCAAGAGCATTTTTTAATGTTGGATTGTTTCCAGCAAATTTGCTCATATCGTTCATCATATTATCAACGCTTCCGAACCTTTGAGAAATCATTTGCTGAATTCTTTGTTTCATTATTGCGTTTGGGTTGAAATTCATCTCTGATTACCTCCCTTCTGTGTCTTGGGCGGTTCAGATTGTATTGGCAATAATTCTTTAATTTCAGAAATTTCAGCATGAACATCATCACGAAGTTGGTTGATCAGCGAAACAATATCAACTTGATTTGTGTTATTGCTTTCTGGTTGTTCTCCTTCATTTACAAGTCTATAAGTGAAAATTCGGCTTCTGCCATCTGCCTGTAACTGTTTTCGGTAAACTTCTGTACCGTCAGTTTTTGGATAATAGACAGGGTTTCCAGACATATCTACATCTTTTGCCTTTACAGTATCAATGCCATCAACCATCTGTCCTTGCAACATGGGGATTTGTGGTACTTGTGGCATTTGTTGTATTGGTTGCTGAATCTGTGCCTGTCCGTATGGCATTGCCTGCTGATAACTATTCTGCAATTGTGCTAATCTATCTTGATACGGTTGTATTTGTTGAAATGGTTGTGCAAAATACGGATTACCATACTGCATATCTCAAACCTCCCTTGTTTTTATAACTATATTTTACAATAATAAGAGGTTAATTAACACGCCATGATAACGCCATAAATACGCCATTTTCTATGAATACAAAGAAAAGCCCCGACAATACATCGGGGCGACTTTCATAATTTTCTTCTTTAATTTTCTGTTTATGCGGTCTACGGTTCTTGTGCTGTAGCCCATGATTTCTGAAGCTTCTGCAAGTGTTTTTTCTTCGTAAACACGCAATCGGAATAACTCTTTTTCTCTGGAATCAAATCCAGCTTCACGCAAATAGAAGATTCTTTCATCTTCTGAAAAGTCTTTATAATTATCCATTCCACCGTCCTCCCTGTTAGTGGAATCAATATTACACCGGGAAAATGCCTTTAAGGGCAAAGCCTAAAACAATACCAATTATGCCAGTTATGACATAAGCAATAATTTTGTCCTGTAATTTTCCTGGCTTTTCCATGAGTGCTTTTAAATTGTCGTTCATTTCGTCAACTGTATCTTTGATGTGTCCCAGATCGTTGTTGTATAAAGCAATTTTCTGTTCTAGCGCATTGATACGATTAAAAAAGCCTTCATCCCTTTTGGAATGCTTTTCTTTCATCTCATGGACGGCACTTTCCAATTCTTGCAAGCGGTGTTCGTTGATACACTCGTGTTCACATCCCATCGCTATTCCTTTCCATTACTCCCATTTTTTAGATATTGCTTCTACCCACCTAATTTGAAGCACCCCTGCGATACGTGGGAGGATTGACGTATCACGCACACACCATCTTAGAATCCGATAAATGGAAAAACACCATGATTTACATAGATTTCAGTTTCGGAAGTCCAATTTCTGTTTACAGAAGATTCGGAATGTGATCCTTGGAATTCAGCTCCCTGTTTCACCAGAAAGAAAAGAGCCAAATCAAATATGCAATCATAGCAGTTTTCCATATCGGAATTTATTTTCTCATCACTGTAGGATGAAGGATAATTCCTTTTCTTCTTAAATGAACGAATAGCCCTCTCTGCTGAAAGAGGAATCATCCTCGCTGTTTCTGCATCATCTTCAAGATAATTTGTCAAATCTTCTATAAGCTGTTCGTCCATTTAATCACCTACCTTTGCTGAGATAAAATCTCTGATATTATTCCAGCCTTATTAGTTGCTGTCAGGGCATAGCCGTTATCACTTGCAAGTTGTCTTAACTGTGATACAGTCATATTAGACAACTCGCTTTCTGTATACTTATGTGTCGATTCGTCATAAACACTCGCTACAGATGGTGACTGGCTGTTTTCATCGAGACTATGCCCGGTTATTCCCCCGCCTTGGTACCGATAACGATACCGCCGTTAGCTTTTGGTGCAACAGGAACAAACATACCGGATGCTTTTGTCCATACTGCAACTGGGTCTGGTGTAGCCCACATGGAAAGAGTAACAAAGGAACGATTCTCTTCCTGGATAAACTGTCTGTATTCAAGTTCTTCTGGTGTTACGCCCCAAAGACCGGAACCAAAGGAACCATTTGCATTTGCTTCATACAGAGTAAATACATCTTCTTTGAAGTATCTTCCTGTTTTCAGAGTTCCGTCTGCTTTTCTGTAACGATATTTTTCATCGCAGCGATCAATTGTGATTCCGTACTCCTGCATAAGCAGATTTGTAAGCTCCTGTTTTGTCAGAAGACGTTTGTTTGCAGCTCCAAGAACCGCGGTCTGCATTGCAGTATTGCTTCTCATGTAGTTAATCATTTTAAGAGAAGTAAGAGCTTTGTTTACCACGAAACCATTGTCTTCTGCGACGGCAACCATCTTCTGGATATCACCCATGATATCTGCATCCGGTTTAGACCAGTCTGTCATTGTTACTTTTGCACTGGACGGTACGCCGTAATCAATGCTCATATCCACATGATTTTCCTTGATTTTTACAATACCAGTGGAAAGGAACTGGCCTTTCATTACATTCGCCCTTGCGACTACGCCCTCAAAAAGATTGGCTGCATCATCAAATACGAATTTTTTGAGATTATTGTCATCTGGAACACCATTTTCAATCGCTTGCTGTAATCGCTCAGACTGATTGATTTTTCTCTTGATGAAAAGCTTCTCGGTCAGTACCTTTTCAAAACCAGGTCTGGAACCAATTTCTGCTTCGGTATCAAGTGCATGAACAAAAGCTACCTCTGGCAGTCTTTGTCCAGCCATAAGTCTGTAGTATTCAGCTTTCAAATACTGTGTTTTTGTATCTGGGAAAATGGTACCGAGGATACCAGGTCTTTTTACATCAAAGCTCTGGGAGAAATTAAGTCTCTCTTCCTCTGTGATTGTTTCTAATACATTAAATGGCATTTGTCATACCTCCTTAAAATACTGGGTCTTCTGTGACTACAAAAACAATTCCTGCTTTTTCAAGCTCTGTTTTTGCAGTAGTGTCAACTGTTACTGGAAGTCTCTTTTCGAGAACACGTCCTGCGACAATCACGGAAATTGGTCTCTTGGTATCATCTGTCATATCAACATCTTCAAATACAATGCCGATTGCGCCTGTCGCATTTGTTGGATATACGGAACCTGCTTTAATAATTTTCTTAGTTCCAACTGTTTCAGCATTTGTCTGATCTGCTGTGTAGGTTTTAAGTACAAGTCCGACCTCGGATTCAAGAATATTTGGAGTGGACTCATACTGCTCTGTTTTCATAAAAGCCATTATTTATATCTCCTTTACTTAAATATTTACAGGGGCGTTATCGTCCGCTGATTTAGTTTCCTGGTTCATTTTTGCTGAGTAAGCTTTTGCAAATTCAGCAGCATCGCTTTTTACTGTAGCTTTGCTGCCACTACCGCCGCCAGGATTCGGAGTGTTTTCCAATGCTTCCTTCTCCCAAGCTGCTTTTGCAGTATCAAGTGTTGCTTTATTTTCTGCGGAAATTCCATCAACAAAGGTCTGGGATTCTTTAAGAGCATCATCCGCATTCATGTTGGAAAAAGCTTTGATCGCTCCGGCGTAAGCATCCCCTTTCATTCCTGCATTAGCAAAAATGGAAGTAATCTTTCCAACAAGGGCTTCTCTCTGGGACGTTGCAAGTGCAGATTCGAGGTCAGAAATCCTCTTCTCATTTGCAGCTTTTTCTTTCTGGCGTTCCAGTTCTGCTTTCTCGGCTTCCGTCATGTTCTGCTGTTTGAGTTCTTCAAGCTCTTTTTCCAGTGCTTCCGCTTTTTCTGCATCCTCTTTCATCTTCTGGGCTTTTGCTTTTTCTCTAGCCACATCAGAATTAGACTGATTTAGAAATGCTGTAATCTGCTCGTCAGTTGCTTCTGGAAAAATCTTTTTAACATCTTCTCTTGTCATTGAAATCTCCTTTCACCAGTACGCTTTTTAACGTTGTTCGCTCAACATAAGGTGTCTCCCATGTTCACGCTATCGGGATGCATTTTATTTTTGTGTATAAAAAAGAGACGATTTCTCGTCCCTAATTAACTGTATTGAATTGAGCAGCGACAGTTCACGATTTCTTTACTGGAAGCTCCGTGTGAAGTATCTTTTGCAAAAAGCATCAGACTGTCAACGACTGCAAACAACTCCTTGATTGGAATTGTCGTTCCACCAACTTCAAGATGTGTTCTGCGTTCTCTTTTATCTCCTATATCTTTCCATGTTTTATATTTCTTGCCAGATTTGATTGCATCCGTGTATTCCTTATAATTCAATGAAGTATTTGCTTCACATTCAGAAATAAACATTGCTCTGTCTCTGGAAAGATAATATTCTTCCTTGATGTGATCGAATGTGGATTGAACAACATCATGTGAGAATTGTCTAACATAATCTGTGATATAGTCATCAACAGCAAAATATATAGCTGCTATCGCAAGGTATTGTTCGGATAACTCATTTTCTATATATTCCTGGTCGACTTCTTCATTTTCAACCATTGTCTCTATCAGTGATAAACAAAAAAGGATAACTTCTTCCATCTGTTCGGAAAAAGCTATCCTCAGTCTTTTTTGTTTGTCAGAAATTGACATTTTATCGAAATATTCTTCGTATGGTTCACTTCTGCGGTTCTCTGATAAAACATTTAACTCATCAAACTGTAAGGCTTTATTCATTATCTATCACGCCTTTATTGATTGGATTCTGAAATTTTTCATCCAGTAATTGTTGAGCTTTCTGCACTTCTGCTTTTGGGTCTGCCAGTTCTGGATAAATCGTTCCAAGATATGGAAGGCTCATTTCATAAACTTTCTGTGGATCACTAAATAGCCCACAAGTAATCAGTGCGATAAGCGGATGAATTTTATTTTTGAACAGATAATCAAGTGCCTGTGCTTTTACAAGCATATTGTCTGTTGGGTTTCTGGTTATCTTCACATCGAAATCTCGTGTTGAGATATTAACATCATTTGATGTGCCACGGATAATATTCAGAATAATTCTAGCAGATTCCTTTTCAGCTTCCTTAGTGAATGCTTCTACCAATTTTGCATCTCTCTCTGCAAAATCCCATCCATTACGAAGGTATACGGCATTTCCTGTATCTCCTCCGCTATTGCTTTGTCGGTTTGGCATTGCTTCCACAATCAGCATATTATTGTAGATATCATCCTTTGCAACCTGGCTCTCTGATTGATTCAGTTCAGCGGTCATAAGTTCAACATCCGACTGACAGCCATTTCCAGTGTCTTTAACAGAGATAGCACCAAGTTTTACCATTTTCAAAAACTCGTTTTCGTCTACCTCGCAGTTTTTAAATTTCATAAAGGCTTGCACAAACTGTTCCACGCCATTTAATCTATCAGACTGGTATTTGTTGATTGCATCAAATAAGGTGATTGCAATTTCAACGTCTGATAGTCTGTCGTGATTATTCGGGCATTCAACAATAGGAATCCCGCCAAAACCATTGATGCCGTAGTTGGTTACTTTTCCATTCTTGATTTCAAAAAACTGGTTCTTTGAATAACATAAATAATATTGCTGTTCGTCTTCATCCTTTAAAATCTGAACGGACAGCATTGGTTTCCCGTTTCTCTGCGAATATACAATGTAACAATCACCTGGATATGGGATGAAAATTCTAAACGGTGGTAAATCTCCGTTTTCTGTCCAGTCCTCTTCTTTCAGAATAGCCTTATAAGAAGTTCCTGTTGCACTCTGGTATATTGCCCTTTGGATGTTTCTTGCATCTGCATTGGCTTCATCCAAATAGTCATTCAGAAGGTCAACTTGCTCATTTATTTTTTCATCTGCATTTTTCTTTTTACATACATATTGAATTGGCTCCCCACAAATCTGTCCAGCTTTAAATTTTACAGTTTCAAACGCGTGATTTTCAACCACTCTGTTATTAACTTCTGGACGGACTATTTTGTTTCGGTATAATATCGGCTGATCGCCTTTCATGTACCGATACAAGTAATCAATTAATGTTCGGTTTCTATTATGTATGCCAATTGTATCTGATACTACTTTTACTACATTTTGTGGAGTGATTCGGTCAACGCCTGTGTAGGCTACTTTTCGCCCGAAATCACCTCGGCATAAATCTACAAAATTCATTGTATTTCTCACGAGCCGAACCATCCTTTCTGCAAAATAAAAAGCACTGGATGTTTTAATCCAATGCTCTACTTTATATTCTACACATATTAAAAGTATTTTTCAGTATACTTCGGTATCATCTTTCGAAACCTTTTATCTTTTTTATTTCTGCTATGGCTTTTAAATGCTTTTTTTTAATGTGAATCTCTGAATAACCCATCTCATCTGCAATGCGAACCAAAGATTTGTACTCAACATAGTGCTTAAATAATATGTCATATAGTAATGGATCTTCAACCTGTTCTATGGTTCGGACTATTTCTTGTCTTTTTTGTAAAAATTCAGATATCATTTCTGAAATCTCTTCTCGCAGATCAAATATCTTCGCAATCATATCTCCCATCGGATCACGTTTTACAGAAGTTTGTACCTTTTCTCCAACAGGAATTGCAGATACACTTGTGGAAAGAGAACTGAGCTGTTCTTCTTCGATAAGCTTGTTTTTGATTCTGTTATCATAATTTTCAATCTGGCGTAAATATTGAGCTGTAGTCATCATACTCTATCTCCTTCCCCACATAAAATTTTTGGTTGCTTTTACTTCTGCAAATCTTTTGCCGGCAAGCGTTATTGCAAGCTGCGTAACTCCATCGGCAGCGTCATCATGTTCATTATCACCAATATAGACGAATGTAGTTAATTCATCCATAGCCTTTTGATACTGTTTATCTTGATATTTCGGAGCCAAAAATATAAAATTTTGCTTAACATCCCCGGAATATTGATTTATTTTTTCTTTTTTTGCTTGTTTTGAAGGTGCTTTTGTACTTGTCGTGCTGCAAGCGTATTTATGTTCTTTCAAGCGTTCATTTACATAATAGGCATACATATCTCCACCATTATTCGCTTCAAAATTAATGGATTGAATATTATTACCCATGATTCTTCCAACAACTAATGGCAATGTTCCTTCTTTTGGTGCCGTGCTGAAAATCCAGTCATAAATATACACATCTCCATTTTCGTATTCTGCGCCCACTGGCATTGATAAGCTATCACCGCCACCCCACGCAACATCACAGGCAGAAACATTTTTAACAAATCCACCTTCTGGAAGAACGCCGTTATAATATCTCAATTCGTCAGCTGCAAACACAATTCCTTCACGTAAGAAGGGCTTTTGCTGATATTTGGCTTCCCATTCGTTAGCGTCTAATCTAGCTTTCATATCGACATAATATTTTGTTGAAAATCCAACGCCATACTCATAATCGAAATTCGATTTACCCTCATCATTCAAAGCTGGAATTTTTCTAAACCGATACATTGGATTATCGTGATTTAGCTTCTCGATTTTTCCGAGAGGGTCATATAAATTCCATCTGGTTCCAACCATAAGCTCCCTTGCGCCGTCAATCTTACGGTCAACCATCTTATTCAGATATTCTTGATATGTATTTTCTAATCGGGTGGGGCTTAATGAATGTTGTCTATCTCTTACAAGGTCATCCACATACAAATAACCATCGGAAGAAATATCAACGGCACCTGTCCAAGTACCTTCAATACCACGGCAAGTCATTGTTGCAAATCTATCTGGCTTGTCCAGGTTTATTTCAAAATCATCAGCACTCTGTTTTTGAAGTTTCGACTGTGGAAAAATTTCACTATAGTTGTATTCCTGTGTATTAATGAGATTAAGAAGTTCTCCGTAAAATCCTTTTGCCAGTTTTCCAGAATGACCACCCATGGCACTATGGCTATTTGGTCTTTTACCCATTATCCATGACATAAAGAAAATACACATAGTAGATTTTCCAACACGGCTTGGGAGTGATAAGCCGTAAAACTCTATCTTTCTTTCTTCCAAATCTTGTAGGTCTTTGGCTACCACATGTAGTGTTTTTTTTCGTGGAATATAAAATTTCTTGCTGTCCGGTCTATTTTTCTCCATATAAAGCAAGTAACTTTCAAATAAATGTGGTGCTTCCAGTAGCAAATACTGCCAATAGATATCGTCAAAATTACCACTTCCAGTTAATGCAGCACACTTCTCTGCTATGTTATGTGAGTATTGACTTACTTTCATAGCCATTTTCCGTGCTTCTTGATTCTCGTTGAAAGGAAGGTCAATATTCATATTTAAGAGCAAATCAAGGCAATCTTTTTGATTTTGATAGATTGTCATGTCACTACTGATAATCTGATTTAGGACTGTCCGATACCATTCGAGCGAGCCTTCTGTAATTTTTCCCATAAAAATAGAGCCAGACCTCCTTTCTTTTTAGGATTTAGTCTGGCTCTCATGTGGCTCTCTTGACTGGTTTACTTATTATTCAGCATTCTCATCAGCTGTCATATCTCTTGTATCTACGATTGTAGAAGTGTTACCTCCTTGAATCTTTGGTACTTCACCATTCCATTTATCAATTTTCTGTTTTTCAATCAGTTCGGGAGTAAGAGATTCTGCGATTTTTCTATTTGCTTCTGCTTCAGCTTCTGCTTTAATCTTAATAGCTTCAGCTTTACCTTCTGCATCAATTTTGGCCTGTTCCGCTTGGATAGATGCTTTCTCCTTTTCCTGTTCAGCAGCAATCAGTGCAACTTCTTTATCTTTATCAGCTTGTACTTTTGCTGTTTTAGCTTCAATGTTAGCAAGTTCAAGCTCCTGTTGAGCGTTCACTTTCTTCTGAATTGCAGCCTGTGTTTCATCATCAGTGGAAATGGAAGTAAAGTTTACTGTATCAACAATAATTCCGTATGGCTCAAACTTCTGCTTAAGATATTCGTCAAGTGCTTCATTCAGTTCCTGGCGTTTATCACCGAAAACATCTGTTACTGGATACTTTGCTGTTACTTCCTGCGTCCACGCTTTCATCTTAGGCTTGATAAAGGTGTTTTTTACGGATTCTCCTGATTGACCTTTGAACTGAGTAAACACATCGGTAACTCTATTTTGATCGAATTTATAAGAAAATTCAAGGTCAACTTGAAGCGATTTACCATCTGCTGTTGGTGTCTTGAAGCTTTCATCTTTTGGAGAATCGCCCTTATCCTCAGATGTAAGATAAGACTGCTCGATTCCAACGGAATACAGTGAAGTTTTTACTGTAGGTGAAATCAAATGCCATCCTTGTGTAAGTACATTCTTAGAGATTCCTCCGTTCATTTTGTACTCTACCGCAATGTAACCAGCCGGAACTCTCACACTGCACTTTGCAACACATATAAGTCCTGCAATGATTACAACAGCTAATCCAATTCCACCTAAAAGTCCTTTTTTCATTTATTATCCTCCTCTTTTTGACTTTCGTCTTTATTTAACTCATCAATAGCATTTCTGCCAATGTGGTTCAATAATTTACCTAGTGGCTGAAATAATTTGTAAAGCAGGAACCATACTACTGCCGCTCCGCATACCACTAGAAATATAAATACTGGGTTCATTCAATCACCTAACCTTCTGCAAATTTCAATAAAATCTGGCTTACTAAGTTCTTTCAGCTTGTTAGCATATTTTGGAAATTCATGTGTATATATCGGATGACCTAAAAGTTTTTCTGCATATTCATATGCAAGTCGGCGATCATCTCCTACAAGCATACAAATTCCTGTGTAGGTTTCAACTACTACGGCTTCTTGTTTTGTCATACATATCCTTTCTTGATAAAATCATCTTCTTAATTCCGTAAAAATATTTTCAATTACTTTCCATTCTGCGAATACTGCCATAAACAGTAATGGTACTGCCGAAAATCCCCAATTATTTTCAACCATCATTTGAATTGTGGCTATCAAATAATCTGCTGCCCATTTGAATATTATGAAATTCGCAATTATCCAACATATTTTTCTTGCCTTCTTCACTCAATAGACCTCCATTTATTTCCACGGTATATTATCATTTTCGTGTTCCAAAAAGAAATCAACCTTGTCAACATATCCTTTAGCTATCAGTTTTTTTACACAATCATCAACTCTTACAGGAGATGTATACTTTGTAAATTCATTTGAATATACAGTCTTGGCTGTAATATTTCCGCATATTTTGCATTTTTTTACAATATAAGCATTTATATGAGTACCATTTCCGTAATCTATTCTGTCATAGCATTTCCCAATTTCCTCATATAGGTGGGAACATTTTTCTTTAAACCAATTCATACATTCACCTCACTGGAATCCCTAATTGTTTGTAGGTAAATACGGCAGTGTACTTCTTCCCGCATTTGTAACAAGTTTCTGTAATGGTGCAAGTCTTTTCTTTATCATTGCATTTCGATTCTGTATCCGAACTTTTGAACTTGCATCCACCTGTCAAAATACATTTAATCCGTTTTGTGTTCATACATTCACCTCAAACTCTTTCTTGCAATTACTACCCTTACATTTCAGTTTCAAGTGCTGAATCTTCGTGTTTGGGCTAATCAGAAGCGCTTTCTTCTGGCAAAAAGGACAACAAGCGTATTTCGTTCCATTGATATTCCGTATTAATGCCTGTCCATTCCACGGTTCTGGTGGATTCATGTATTTAGAAAAATCTATTCCTTCGGATTCTAATGCTGATTTAATGCTCATTAAAAATCTCCTTAAATTTCTTCCTATTAAAACCATTGTATTGGTTTCCCCAATACGGATATTGCTCTAAGCATTTTCTCATATAATCGCATGGATGTGCTTTTGCAAAGTCAACAATTTCTTTGGCAGGTGTCTGCTGTACTTGTGTTCTCCATTCTGGACAACCTTTTGTTTTTTCTTGATCCATTAATTTTCCTCCGTTTCGGAATGCCATACATTTTTCGGAAATTATTCTGGTTTATTCGATTTGGGGCAACTAGTGTCCAAAATAGTTCATTACTTAATTTAAATTCAAGTTCAATACTTAACGGCTTTCCTATGCTACAAAGTGTGCCATCCTCATTTTTGTGAAGAATACCACCTTCGATAACAGCACCATCCGAAATTGAAATCTCTGGTATTGTTTCAATAACTTTTCCATTACATGTAAAGAAATGCTTTAATTCTTCCTTTTCACCCATATCAGCACATCCCTTTGTTTTTCCTTAAATTAGCGTATCGGTCAACCAATGTGTCAACAGTAACAGTTAACTCGTTGATTCTAATACAGTCATCCTGGTGTCGTTGTTCATACCATTCTATAGATGGATGACCAGTATCTACATTTTCAATTCCATCAATCGGAATCTTCCAGTTATCATTTTCAAGAAGCTTTTGGTTAAGTGTCTCCGATAAAGCTTTATAGTCCAGGATTATATGCTGTTTTTTCTCGCATTCATCAGCCAAACGAACAACTTCATTTTTCAACTGTTCTTCTGTCCAGTTTGCCATATCCTCAAATTTCATATTTACCACCTCTGTCTTCGAAAATTGTCTCTTCCAAGCATAAATTTTTCGGCTGAAAAATTATCCTCTACATCAATATGTGCTTCACGGTCTTGCACCTCATATCCGTTTGGAGTTAATTCAAGTTTTGCAGTATATTCAGCGCCACAATTGGTGCATTGCCATGTCACATTTAAAAAGATTTCTTTTTCTATAAAAGGTTTTGTGTAATCGGAATTTTCGCATTTTAACATTCCACCGCAAACAGGACAATTGCGTTTATCAAGTAAATCTAGCATTCAAATTCCCTCTTCTCCCTGTGCTTCATTTGACAGGCAATCATTTTAGCTATGTTTTCACGTTCCTGTTTTATTCCATGCCCCTGCCGGAACAGCTCACACTCAAGGATATTTCCGCATTTGGAGCATTCGTCTTTGATTTCTTTGCCGAATACTTTCATTCCACATCTCCGTATACCAGCAGTTTAATAAGCTGCTCTTCTGTAATTTCCTTTGCATTGATTCCAAGCCATAAATTTTTATATTGCAAAGAATTATATAGTTTATTAATTCTACTTACCCGCATTTCAAACGGTTTGTCACTTTGTAAGAAATAACTAGCTGCGCCACGAAGTGTTTTTGTTCTATGAGGTGAATTAATAATGAAAATCTCTACGGTACATGTTTCTGTTTCCAAAATAAACGTTTTCCTATTGAACCGCACTATTGATGTTTCGTTATGTATTTTATTAAATAATTTTATCAAAAAATAATCTGCATCTTTATAATCAACCGCCAAGTACAACGCTGATATTTTACTCATACACCCTCCCAGTATTTACAACAATCGTCCAGACATCTAAAGTCTGCACAATGTTCACTGTCACCATTGAAGCAAACCCATGTGAATCCATCGTGCTTTCTGCAATCCTTACAACATTTTTCTTTCATAAACTACCTCGATTTAGAAAAATCCAGTGTGCCGACTTGAACGGCATAAATCTCCCAACGAGAAGCACTGGAACTTTAAGGGGGAAAATGCAACTTCTGGCAATGGCAATTTGCCAGATAGAAACAACAGGAATCGAACCTGTGTCACATGATATTCAATATCATTGCTCTACCACTGAGCTATGTTTCTTTTTTCATCATAAAACGCTAAACTAGATGATTTTTTTAGAATCCCCGACTATCACTTCTCACGGGCATTGGTCTTATCTCTCTAAAAAGTTTTTGCACAAGATCGCTAGTGAGTTGCGTCTATATGCCTGCACGAATGCACGCAAACGCATCCGCATTTATGTGCAAGAACTAACAATAGCTATGCTAAAGTCAGATGTCCTATCTACACTTGGTAGATGGAATAGCAGGAGACGGATTCGAACCGCCGTTTCCATTGATATGAGCCATGTGAGATTCCGCTTCTCTATCCTGCTATGTACATGTTTGGAAGAACCATTTCAGCACGTTCACTTATTGACTACTAGAGAAAGTCACTATATCACCGATAAACAGTACGTATTCGGAACTCGGTTATACATTCCTACGCACTGCTCTGTGCTTTTCCTACCACCAAACTTTCAGTCTCCAAACAATCGGAAAGGATGGATTCGAACCATCAAGACCTAGTCGACTAGCCCGTTCCCAGTTACTTGCACTTTCCGAATAACCCGGTTCTTCCGGGTTAGCAATAGGTTTATCGTGTTATGCTTTCCACTATCTACAAGTTTTAGTGCTGTAGATTCACTGGATATTTTTATGCGTCTTTGGACGGCATCTCTTGAAAACTCCTTTTATTAACGTGCGCTGCGTTAATATTTTTAACTCTGAGATATACCAGCCGGGAATCAGATCCATTTAAGCTACGCCGTATCGCACATAAATTTACCTAATCCACACGCTCAACTGGAAGTTTTTTCCACCCATATTACGGATGAATGGCATTTAGAAGAAATGGAAACTCTGGGATTCGAACCCAGGACTTACGGCTTATGAGGCCGTTGCTCTTACCGCTGAACTAAGCTTCCTGAGATACCAGAAATAAGCCCGCCATAGATTTATTTCTGGCACTGTTGCAGTTCTTGACCGCCAGCTGCAACAAAGGTTTTCTGAAACGCTTTTAGATTCCAGAAAAGAGTGTTATAAAATGAACTTGCGGCGTTAGCAAAACCGCAAACTGGGCTAACTGGATTCGAACCAGTAAATGCAGCAGTCAAAGTGCTGTGCCTTAACCGTTTGGCGATAGCCCATCAACCCCGGCGCACCATTAAAACCGGGGAAGTCGTGATATTAAGCTAAACAAGTATATAAACTTTCCGCTCTTACTGATTACTCTTTTCCAGGAGGGAAATTTTCTTTTTCTAAATATTCAATAATTCCTGGCGTATTCATCAATAAGAGCTTCCGCTACTCTGGATGCCTCGACTTATCACTTTCATAGGCTTTCCCGAACCTACATGGATTAAGCCGAAGTGGTGCTTTTATGAATTTAACCCTTTCGATTAACTCAATCGGGATAATTCCAATTGGAATTGGTAAATACATTTGTCACCTCGTGCAAATTAAGAAAATATTCAGTGCAAAACATATTTCTAAGCAAATGCAGAATAAAATCTGTATTACGCTTGTCTTTCCTTCTTCGTCCAGTATAGCCAAAGTGCCGGCAAGAACCAGAACGAAAAATGCAAGATTTACAGCTGTTCCAATTACATTAAGTGCATTCATTTTCTTTTTCCTCCCCGATTAAGAAGTCCAGAATTTTTTCTGCAATCTCTTCCTCTGGCTCAAATGGCATTCCACAGTAATTGTAGGATTCTAAAGCTGATTTTAGGCTTGCTTTGAATCCATGGTAAATTTCTCCGTGTTGTAGTAGTTCGTGCCTTAAAACCGAAATTGCATCAGTAATTGATTGAGAAGTGACACTAATTTGTGCTAGGCACTCCATTTCAATGTCTGGAACAGCCATTATTTCAAACTCAAACACTGGAATTTCATCTACTGCTGTATGGAAATTTACTGATCTTACTCTATGAACTTCTTTTCCATCAATAAAACATTTTGTTCCACGCCAATCATGGGGGTTGGGGTTTGTGATTTTTACTATCGGCATCTTCGTACCCCTTTCTTTTAGTTTTACAGTAGAGAAGAAGGTGTTTCGCAATCTCTTCCAACTGCAAAATGTTGTATTTTGGAACTTCCCATGTTTTTTGCTCTAATAATGGAGACGGTGGAATTTTCTCAGTCGGTAGTTCGTTAGTTACTGTGGAATTGATAAGCATAGACGCTACATCAATAGGTGATTCTGGAAGACAATCCTTGTTATCACTTATTTGTGCATCCGGCATGAATAACTTTTTCCATTCTCCGTTTTCATTTGAAAATACTTCTCCGTTTTGTACTTTAAGTTTTCTAATAGCTTCTCTTGGAATATCTTCTTCTTTTTCACATTTACGAACATCATTCTCAATGATGTATAAAAAACAATTCATCCTTCTTCCACCTCCCCGAAATATTTTTTGTAAAGCTTATGGTTGTAATACCACAGATGTTGCATCACAAAAATTTTATCAATACATTCCAGCTCATAATACATCACTCTGTACTCAGCGGTTCTGTCTCCGTTTTCATCAACACTATAACCAGCTAATTCAGATTTTGATTTTGCGCCAAACCACCTACCGTTCTTTGTAACAAACAAAGAAATATTTCCATATTCACAAACATATGTGGCAGTTTGAGTATCATACAATCTGCCATCAGCTAATATTGCTTTTGCGTGAATTGGCCTCACCAGTTTCCGAATTGCCGGGGATTCCTGTCCGACATTTTCATATGCTTGGTTTGTTTCCGAAACGCCTTTTTTATTTTTTGAGAAAAATTTAAGCACGCCTTTTCCTCCCAAAATATTCATCAACTGCCCGTCTTACAATATCCGATACACTCCTGTCCGTCCGGTTCTTCTCTTCCAGGAGCCTTTTTTTCTGTTTTTCGGAAAATCGGATGCGGATGGATTCGGATTGTGGGTTTGGTTTCATGAGCACTTACCTCAACTTACAATTTCAATTGGATATCCTAAATATGCTTCCAACTCTGAAACAGTCAGTTTACGTGGTTTCTTTATTTCAACATCAACACGCTGTATGATATTGTCTGTTGTCTTTGCAATGGCTTTTCCTGTATAGCTTTCAAGCTCTTCGTTTGCATATACATTCAAATGTTCATACCCATATGCCCGGCACCATCTTGCAGCTGAATCAACAATTTTTCTTAGTTCTTCTTGCTCATCACCGAACAGCTCCGAATATCTAACCGCCTTATTGAAGTCGCTCGAACTTACTTCATAAGGAGCCACAACATGTTTATATGGACTTCCGATAAAATGAAAGTATCTATGTGATTCCATTGCTTTTTGGCCTTTTGGCAAGTTGAATCCTTGAGCTATTGCTTTTTTAAGCAACTGTTCTGATTCAACATTGTTTTCTGTAACAATGCACTTATTTGTGAAATCAATCATTTTTATCCCCCTCTAAAAGTTTATATAGCGTGCTTCTTGAAACTCCTATAGTCTCAGCAAATTGTGCTTTTGTTATTTCTCCCATTTGCCAACTTCGTTTGGTTTCTTCAAAAAGGTCTTTGTTTATCTCTTTTTTGGAACGACCTTTATATTTGCCCTGGGCTTTTGCAATTGCAATACCTTCTTTTTGACGCTGCCGAATATTTTCTCTTTCTCTTTGTGCTACATATGAGAGAAGCTGCAAAACTATGTCTGCGATCAGTGTTCCTGTCAAATCTTTGTTTTGCGTAGTATTAAGCAACGGCATATCCTGTACAATGATATCTGCTTCAATCTCTTTTGTGATTTTTCGCCATTCAGCAATAATCTCTTCGTAGTTTCTTCCAAGTCTGTCAATCGAATGGATTATCAGAATGTCACCTTTATGAAGAGAAGCAATCATTTTCTGATACTCTGGACGATTAAAATCTTTCCCGGATTTTTTGTCCATATAAATTTTTTCAACACCATCAGTTTTCATTGCTTCAATCTGTCTCGCTTCATTCTGCTCTATTGTTGATACCCTCACGTAACCTATTTTCATACATAATCCCTCCCGTTTATTTATAAGTCAATTATACACGTACTCGAGTATTATTTCAAGTGTTTTATACTCATTTATGAATATTTTTATTGACTATTTAAACGGTTTTGATTATGATTACATTAATAGGAGGTGATTATATGGTTTCGGATAAAATAAAACAAATTATGAAAATGAAGAAGGTCACCAACGTTCAATTAGCTAACCATCTGGGTATGCTTCCACAATCTCTTGCAAACAAATTTTCGAGAGGAAGTATATCTGCCGATGAGTTAATTCAGATTCTTGACTTCCTGGAATGTCAACTTATAATCGAACCTAAACCAGATGTCTTAATCAAATTAACAACTGACGATATCAAAAGGGAGCCGTAATGGTTCTCTTTTTTTACTTTCTAATCAATCCTTGCCCTTGAAGTAACAGTCTAAATGTCTCTTTTCCTTTTACGGTTATGTATGTCTGGACGTTTGAATAGCCAAACGGTGTTGAAAAATCTTTCATCTGGAAAAGTCCAGCTTTCCTATACGATTCATAAGGCTTGATAATATTATGCCGATCACGGTAAATATAACCATTTTCCGTAAGCCACTTAGTAAACGCTTTAGGTGGGATGTGAAATTCCTTTGCTGCATCTCGAAAAGTTGTAAGAAGTCTATTATCTATCAGACTGTCGAAATAATCAGCCTTTGGTTTCTGTTCCCTTACTTTGGCTTCAAGTTGTTGCTTTTCTTGCTGTTCCTCAATCCACCGTTTAGCACGTTCTATCGGGTCTTCAATTTGGTAGGAATCCTGTTTCTGAACCATCTCGTATTTTCCAGTTCTTCTGATAGAAGGAAGGACTTCCGCAGTAACCCAATGTTTAAACCTTTTCGCAGATTCAAGTTTGCTTGACAGAATAAGTGAGAATAAACCACTCTCATTTATTACAATCGTTTCTTGCACTCCACTATTTGATGGGAGGCTACATTTTAGGGCGTCCTCCTTGTCTACGTGGCTTGCAATAGCATTTCTCTCTTTTACATATCCTAAAGCCTTGGCTACATCAATTCCAACGAACCAAGGATTTCCATCTATCGTTACTGTCCTTACATTTCCAAATTCTGGATTGCTAAAAATCATCATATCATTCATTCGTTGTACCCGCCTTTCTTGGTATTGCCTTATTTTTAGTATGGCAGAGAAACAGTTAAGGCTTACTGCTTGTCGTGTTCGAATCACTATCACTGCCATATAAGGAGAGCTTTTTTGTTTTTTCGAGCGGTTTCGGTGGTAACTACCGCTGACTGAGGTTTTATATATACCCCCTCCCGGTCATCCAGTGCGGACGCTGGCAAGTCAGCCCGCCGCCCCATGGGTTCCCGCTTCCCTGGTTTAACGCTGACCTTTAAGGGCCTGCGGCAGTAATCAAGGGAATGCTATGCAAAATCTATTGTAATATTGCACAAAAAACAGTGTTTTATAAAATGTCTTTTTAGGGTGTACCCTATTTGCACATTGCGTATTACTAGATATAGAATCCGTTTCTTCGCAATCACAACATATAGTGTTTTTACTGTTATAGCTCCGGTTTTTCCATCTCTGGAAGCTCCAGCGCCGCTTTGTGCTTCTCCGCGATCTGCTGGGCTGTCTGCTGTGGTACTCCGTATTGCTGCGCGGCTTGTACTGGTGCAGTTTCTGCCATTCCATAGGCGGCTTTTGCAACAAATATCAAATTCGCATTTGTTCCGGTCTGATTATGTAATCTATTGATTGCGCAGTTTTTACAAATATCAAACCATTTTTTAGCCGTGTCACCATGTGATGAGTTTGTTCTATACACTCCATTCATCCAGTCAGTAAACGTTGTACGATTAATCCCAACTAAAAAGCTAAATACTTCTAGTGTTGGTAATACATGATATTTACTGCATAATCTCACATAAGTATTAAACATTTTATCTAATAGCTCTATATTGTCATTACTTGGCTTTTGTATATGATCTGCAATATAAAAAATCATATCTACAAAGCTATCTGATACTTCTTTCTTATAGTTTTCGTTATCTGGTGATATACATAATACAGTATTTATATATTCATCAGCATATATATTAATATTATCTAAATAGATATCTACGTCTTGTACATTTACTGTATTATCTTTCATATTATCACCTCACTTTAACACGTTAATTTATAAATAAAAAAAAGAGAATGTCACCAGGTAAAGCTTATTCCCGGAAAACTTCCGGGTGTTCGGGTACATTCTCTAAAACTCAAATTAAAAAAATATTCTGTTTTCTTTGTTGCTGATACCTTAGCACAGTTTTTAATATCTTGTCAAATTTAATTTTGCATAAAATAAAACCCTTTATTTTGTTAGTAATTAATAAATAACAATTGGGGTATTATATTATAATCTTTATTTATATTTATATCTTATATATTATTATACGGTACTGTATAGCATATCTTTTAATAAACTCCAGCTTTAGGAATCTAGGAAGGGCAGAGAATAATTATATAATTATATATAATATAAGGGCGGCTATATTTTCGCAGATTTGCATAATAAAAGCCAGACCTTCCAGGAGTTTCTATCCGGCGTGATCTGGCTTGTTATGCGTGTTATTTGATTAACGATTCTGTGTACTTTCAGCCTCTGCCCTTCCTGAGTTCCGTCAGCTCTCGTTATCTGATAGCCTAAAGAAGTTTTAGAAAAATGTCAAGCGGTATTTTAAAAATATTTTTCTTGACAATTTGCCAAAAGCTGTGTTATTAAAATATTAACAGGCTCGGCGGCGGTCTGTACTCTGTCCATAGCCGCCACAAATAAGCATATTAAAAGCCCCGGGATAATTTCCTAGGGCTTTATTTTTATTCTTCCTCTTCTTCCTCTTCTTCCTCTAACCATATTTGACACTGCTTGCCGTCCTCTTCGTAGCTGATAGCTTCACCAGCTTCCAGGCGTTCCCGCCAGTCCTCCGGGTAATTCTCCGGTCTGTAAATACAGTTTCCCGGAAGGAATTGATTTCCGCGCATTTCATTTATTTTCATATTTTCCCTCCTGTCCGCCCTCCTGGGGCTGTGTGGTTGTTTTTCTTTAACTGTCTTTATTATAGCACTTATTAAACTATGCGTCAAGTACTTTATTAAACTATTCTTTAATTCTTCATTCTTTCTAATTCTTTTTGTATGCACTCCAGAACGAACGCAGACATCTTTACGCCTTTTAGATCGGCCGCTCTTTTAACGTCTTCCTTGGTTCCCTTTGGCGCCATTACTGTTATACGGTCGTACTTGTCTTTTTGATATTGTGCAATATATGAAAGTTCCTTTTCTTTCTCTTTAAATGCCATTTATTAACCCTCCTGTTATTGTTTGCTTTGATTATATCATTTATTAAACTATGCGTCAATTATATAGTAGGTTTTCACATATTATTTTTTCTCTTCCTATTATATGGAGCGCAAAAATACATATCATAAAAAATTATACGTTTTATTAAACTATGCTATTGACATTATTATTAAACTATGCTATTATAATACCAACAAAGGAACAAAAGAAACAAACAACCGGAATCGCCCGAACCACTCAAGCCAATGAGGACATAGGGAACCGGCACCGATTAATTGAAAAATTCTAGTTCCTAGGCAAAATAAAAAAGCTGGCTGCATCCTACCAAGACGAACAGCCAGCACCAAACTAAAAAAGAAAGGCAACCCCATTATAACAGGGGTAAAGGTAAAAAACAATGACAAAATACAATTATCTGGAAGCAGTAAAAGAAGACGTTAAAAATTATATTGATAATGAAATTAATTTCACAGACTTTGACAGCCTGGAAGAACTGAAAGAAAAATTAAATGATGAGCTTTGGATAGAAGACAGCGTAACAGGCAATGCAAGCGGCTCTTACTATTGCAATGCTTACAAGGCAGAAGAAAGCATAGCGCACAACTGGGGGCCTACTCGAAGAAACTCTTGACGAGTTCGGGCAGAATAACATAAACGTTATTGAAAAGGGCGCAGAATGGGCAGACGTAACAATCCGTTGTTACTTATTAGGGCTCGCAATTTCTGAAGTACTGGACGATCTCGAAGAAGATTTTGACGAAGCACATAAAGAAATGGAGGCTTAAACATGAAATATCATTATATAGCAATTTCAACACGCACAAACAATAAAAACCTTGCTTCTGTTCTTCGGGTTGCTGAATCTGACAACCTTATTTTTTCCTTGCAAATCCCCGGTATTACTTCCGCAAATATTTGCAGCACAAAAAAAGAAGCGGAAAAAGTCATTGATTTTTGGAATAAGTGTTATAAGAAAAATAAAACTTATGGAGGGTTTTAAAATGAAAGCAATAGGAGAACACGATATTATAAAGGTTAACAAAAAAATATTGCATGTGTTAAAGGCAAGCAACAACGGGTCATATTTATGTAAAAATAGCAAAGGGTGCGTTGTCTGGACTGATTACACGCAAAAGCCTGCATTTGTAACACATAGTAAAATTTACGGAGGGTTATAAAAATGACAAATAAGATTATAAAACCAACACCAAAGCAGACTATCGCCGCCATAAAAAGCGGCGACTTTTCCACAGTTGATACAATCGAAGAAAAAGCCATAAAAGAAGCAATAGAAATTTTTGTGTCTGTTGCTGCCGGCGTTATTAAATTAGCTTATTGGGATATGTCCCCGGTAAAGCGTCGGGATGATAAAAAGTCTGTGATGCGATATGCGCTGCACAGATCAACAAAAAAAGAGAACTGTTTGCAACTCTCCTGTATGGAGCTTATCGGCGGCGAGATCATCCCCACAAGTGACAAACAATTTAAAATTAACGATGATTACGACCGCCTGGAATTTTTCCGCAGTCTTCCGGCTGTTACAAAAATGACTTTAAAATAATAAGGGCGCGTCTTTTTATATCCTAGCTCCCAGGGTGAAGGGAAGAAAGATAAAAGCATGAAAAATTCAACTTTTAAGGAAAATGTAAGAAAGCAACTTGAAGTAAATGAAAAAATACATGCTATGGGCTTAGATGTTTGGTATGATGGAAATTTTAAGCATGTACGCATATATAAAACATATAAAAACGAATATAACCAGGATAATATAAAATTTATTGGTTATATTGATGATGATTTCAACATTGTTATAAACGAATGA